AAATATTGCGAAAATCTGCTACCTTTTCAATTGCTGGTTTCGGGGGCTCCATAGGCATTTCTATAGGGGGCGGCACATTGGGATCAATAGTTAAAACAGATCTACCATGCACAAAATCTTTATAATCATTTTGAATTATTTTACCGACTCCAGCTGATACACTAACCTTACCTGCTGAGTCATCGACATACTTTTTAAGTTCTGTAGTATCTTTAAGATTTAAAGCAGTTACTACAGAACCGACAGCTGGTTTACCAGTTTTTTCTTTTTGTTCCATTATATATTCTCTATAAAACATTAACATTAATTTTGAAATTTCAACGATTGTGCCCATTACTGGCCCATCAACAGAGCTTTGTTGGGTATAGCGAGGTTCTCCGGGGTAGTATAACACATTTTTAACTAGACCAATGTCATATCCGCCATATTCTCTTAATAAATTTCTTATTGCATCATATGGAGTTAAATGAAGATAAGGTTCAGCGGCTAATGTTTGGGTTTTGCTAGATATCTGTTTTAATTTTGTTGAAAAAAACTCTCTATAATCGTCATAATTTTCTAACAAATATTCTACTTTCTCTTCTAAAGCATCTACTACTTGTTCATCAAGTTTTATTTTTTTACTTTCTTTAACTCTTGCGTTACGATATTCTATTAATGTAGAATAAAAGCTTTTTATGGTTTTAGATTCATCTAGTAGTTTTGCATACCTTTTAGCATCTGTTTCAGTTACCCCGTCAATAACATTTGCATGCTGTAAAACTTTAAAAATATATGATAAAGTGTCTATAATAGGCCAACCTGGACGAATACTTAACAACGTATCTATTTTTAGATAACTGACACCAGTTCTATCTAATAAAGACGCCCAAATAGCGCATTTTTCAAGAGTTAAATCTCCTGGAATGGCTAATAAAGCCATCATTTTTCGACCAACTGATTTACTAAGCTCTTCTTCTACTAAAAAAGCAAAATTTATATTAGACATAGAATTCGTATTATTATTTATACGAATTTACATATTAGCTAGCAATGAACCGTCTTCTTCTCCGTAAAACTTACCGTTTGGTTTAATATATAACGGTATTTGTTCAATTCTTAAATCCGGAGGACCTTCAAGTGTTATAACCGCCGGGCAATCTTCTTTAGGGAAGAAAATACCCAAATTTTTGTCGTAAGTACCTACAACCGCTCTAAAGATATTATCAATTTCTTCTCGGTATATGGGATCGATCGCTCTTCCTTTTTTTGGAACAATATTAATTTCCGGTCTTAACGGTATATAGAATATAATATCAAAAACACGAACGGCTTCATGTACTATAAGTTTAGTATCAATAATAAATTCGTCAGATACTTTACCTTTTTCGTTAAGCCAAAGAGAATATACTAAATTATCAATAACACAGCGGTCAAATACTAAAAATTCGTCTCCTTTACCTATAGCTTTTTGTGTATCATCAATAATAGCGTTAAGAATTGTTTTTTGAGATTCTTTAGTGCCGTTTTCATTATTTATCACTTTACCGGTCTTAATGAGGTTGCGATAAGTTGCTTTTGGCTGTTTATACATAGGCCAACGCTTACAAAATTCTTTAATTAATGTGGACTTCCCATTGCATTGGGTGCCCATAAATGCAATTTTCATGATTATACTTTAAGGGCTTTATTCCAAATAAGCAATTGAAGTCTCGGAGAAAAGTTGACATGCATAGCTTTAGCATATTCAGCTACCGCAGGTGCATTTTGTACATGTTCATCCCTTGAGCCGCAACAAGGCATAAACCAAATACGGTGCAACGGTACATTTATACCTTCATAGTCATTAACATACTTTTTCCAAATTTCTTCTATATCTTTATCAGAAGTAATAACAAATTTGAAACCTGATCCATGAGTTACATGCCAACGAAGTACATCAGGTTTATAGGTCTTTTCTTCCGGATCCCCATTAGAAGAAAGTTTAGGGGAAGTTGTAAATGTTGCTTTATAAATTTCTCTCCAACGAGATGAAGGAATTAAAGTAGCGTTTGTTTCAAAATCGATACGAGGTATAAAATGATATCTTTCTGCAAACGCTTCAATAAACTTAAGAAGTTGTTTTTCTTGAATAAGAGGTTCACCACCTGTTAGTTTTAAAATAGCGTTATTACGAAGATGTTTAGTATAGTTATTATCTTCCATCATCTCAAAGACCTCTTTAAATGTCTTTTTATTTTTAACTGACCAGGATACGAACGAATCACAACCGTTAGGAGAGTCTTCAGAGGCGAAACCAATACAAGTTAAATTGCACATAGCCATTCGCATAAATACAGATGGCTGACCAACAAATTCGCCCTCTCCTTCAACAGTATAAAATACCAAGTCATCAGACAAAAATAATGTTTCTTTTTCAATATCAATCATAAATTAACCTCCAATAATAAATCTATAGACTAAAGAGAATAGTACAACACTAAACCAACCTATAGGGTTCAGAAATAATAGATAGAACGCACAAAAAATCAACACGGCAATAAGAGACAAAAATTGCCATAAACCGCCCCAAAAACCACCTTTATCGTTTTTAGGTATAACTTTTTCGAAAGATGTGTTAATTATTTCCAGTTGGTCTTTCATAAATTGCACTATTAAGTTCGTGTTCCCAAACTTCTACTTTGTTAACCCAGCACCGTCCAACAGACATTTCTCGGATCACGGGATCGACTGTTTTAAAACACCATTCAGCTGTTTTTTCAATACCAACACCATCCATAATACGTAATTGACATCCTCCACTAGCAGCTAACTGCATAAAACTTGATAATAACGGATCATCTTGAGCAATACAAAGTGTGTGATCAAATTGATTTTGTAATATTTTTTTAATGTCTTTTAGACCTCCAAAATTAATAACCCAATTCTTGTCATCTAGACCTGTACACCCGAACCAAAATTTTGCTTTTAATTGATAACCGTGAACGTATTTGCAATGTGTGCCTTCGGCTTTCCATTGGCGAAACGCACAAGACCCTAATTCGATTATTTTTGTAGACTGAAACGTAACCATATTAGGCTTGTTGTAAAGTAACTATATTAAGGTCATCTTTAAAAAAGTTGAATACTGATTGTGTCCATTTATCTTCGTAGTTTTCTTCTTGATAAAAAACAATTTTATCTAACTTGGTATGACCGTTTAATTCATTTTTTAATTTTTTGGAAAGAGAAACCATTTTATTAATATCTTTTTCTTTCCAGTCTGCTCCAACATTTACTGAAGATGCGAATAAAAGCGCTTCTAAAATTGCATTAGCCTCATCATGTTTGAGCTCTAAAGTTATTGTACTACTATTTTTCATATAGCAGTATTATACTTACACTAGAAACTATTTCAACTTTTTATTAAACAGGTTATAAATGTCTTTATCGAATTGACCGTAAAGATCAATAATAATTTGTTTTCTTTCTGGCTCTGAAACGTGTTTATACATATCTCTTATTTGAGACGCACTAATTACTCTTTTACCAAGCACTCTAAAAGGAAATGTTTTTCCGACTTTTATATAGCCTTTTTCACTCATAGGTAAAAGTTGATCTGCGTCTTCCAATTTTTGTAAATATGGCATCGTTCCATCTTTTTTTGGTTTGTAAGAAAAACGATCAGCATCTTTTTGAGAAACTACATATATTAAATGATCTTTATTTTCGTTATAATTTTTTGTTATTTCTTTTGCTACATATGTACTTACAACTTGAACAATTCTATCACCGGGTACTCCCGCTTTTTCTAATAAAAATTTACGTTCTTGAAAATTAAAAGGCGATTTTTCATTTACAACATTTGATGTAGCTACCCAAACATCTGCATTTGGATATTCTTCTACTAAAGCATGGTAAGCAGCAGCATGACCTCTATGTGCAGGCTGAAAACGCCCGGAATAAATTATTACTAATTTACCATCTCTTATTTGCTCTGTAAAAAAATGATTAAAAGCTATCACTGAAATTTTTTCTCCTTAGGTATTGCGAAATTAGCGCGTGAAAATTCTAATCTATCTACCAATTTTATAGAATTACCTATATGATCTACAGCGACAAAACCTTCAGGTTTTGTTACTTTTAGTGTACCATCTGGCTGTGCTATAAACTGTCTTGATTTAACTGCGTCACTATACTTTTTTATAAAAATATTTTTTATTTGAGCTATTTTGTCTGTTATATTAAAAATATTAATAATAGACAATTTGTTTTTATTAAAAAATTCTACAGCTTTATCTTTACTTTGCCTTTTTCTTTCTCTTGTTGCTTCTGTTTTATATTTTTCAGGGTTGTTTATTTCTTTTTCCATTCTTTCATTATACCACTGAACAAAGTCGTCAAAGTTTTTATCAAGATCTCCGACAAATTCCCCTCTACGAATAAGAACGTTTATAAAAGAATTAGCTAATTGATAAAATGTTGAAGGAAGACCCGTCCAATCAATAACACTCTCTGAGTTTTCTATGGTTTGTAAGTTGCCTGCTATAAGTTTTTTTTCATCATCTGTTAAAGAAATAAGACCAGACATATCTTTAAATTTTGCGTCATCAAACCACACATCAGGCGATTGATTAAACTCTGTAACATTAACGTCTGGGGATTGTTTTGCATCAGCTATAGTTAAACCTGACAATCTTGTGTGAAAAATTATACCAATTTGAGCATTTTGTATTTTTCTGCCTAATTCTGAGTCAGCTTCTACAGCGTATGTAATAGTATTTGGCTTAAATGTAATAAGTTCTTCTCCTTCATAATTAATTTTGTTTAAAGTGGATCTATCAAACATAAAATCACCTTGATAGGCATCCTGTTTTATAACTTTCGGTAAAAATAATAAAGCTAACTTTAATTTTTCTGCTAGACCTGGTTTGTCGCCATAATATGCAATAATATCTTGTGTTGTATAACAATACTTTGGCGTTTTTGCTCCTACACCTTTAGTACCAACAAAAAATTTACCATTTTCAGGGTTATAACCTGCAATAATAGCGGGCGCGCCATCGTATTTAACAGTCGTAAAAACCTTAGAATCTACATTTCCATCTAAAACGTTTGTAAGCTCATTTATAAATGATACGGCTGTATCTAACCCTTGTTTTTGACCAATTAATATTAGCTCTTCTAAATGAGTTAAATGGTGTATAATACCCTTACCCATTGCTTCTGGTAATATTAAAGTCTTACCAATGCTTTCTTGGTAAAAGCTATTAAAAGCTTGTTCGAACATAACGCTTTATTATTTAAGCGTCAGTAGATAACGTAGTTTATTAATTACTGCTAAGATTTCGTCTCTAATATTGAGACAATCTGTATCTTTTACAGGGTCGTGTATTTCATTAAATGTACCTGTCAAATAATCATTTAATTGTGTGAGTACATCTTCAAGATCTATTTCATCTTGATTAACAAGTCCTAAAGCTATAGGTGTATCAAAAGTAATTCTACCATATTTACCTTGATGTATTTCAACTAAACCATCAATTAAACCATCTAAATCCTCATAAGCATTTCCTAATGCTTTGTGTGCAGCGTAAGAAAGAGTTTGCCAATGCAAAATTCTTAATTGATTTTGCAATTTGAGAAGATTTACAATTACTTTATCCATATATTTTTTAATTACTTATTACGGACCGGTAGGTGCCTGTCCCATTTGAGCAGCTTGATACGTTGAACGATTCTTATGATTTGCAATTGCTTGTACCGCCCAGCTAGGTACTAATCCCCATGTACGTACACCATTTCTGCTTGTATCCAGGTGTACGAAATTTTTATATATACCTATACCTTTTATACCGTACGCACTTGCAACATTTATTAGATTCGCTTTCTCTTCATCGGTCCATCCCGCGGTGCTAATATCTGCCGCTGTACCCTCTGTGTGTGGTCCTGTTCTACCTGTTCTTGATACTCTTGCATTGTAAGCCGGGTCTCTATAGCCGCTATTAATATAAAACGGTTTACCTATATGACCAGATATTTGTTTTAGTAGTTGTTTAAACCCAGGGTCTTGTCCCTGACCTTGCCAAGCCTTATCATATGTAAGGCTACCATCTTTTCCGGAACTTCCGGGTATAGTACTAGGGCCAACAGGGCCACCTGAAGCAGATGGTAGACTACCGGCGCCCATAACTCGACCTAGACCGGACGTCATGCCACCAATACCTGAACCAGAAAATAAATCATCTATCGGTATACCCATACGTTCGGCTTGACTGCGATATTTTTGTCCCGTTGGAGAATCGCCGTATTGTATAGCATACGCCGTAGGAACAAGCTTTGCAAAATCTTGATATCCACCGGTTAATTTACCTGCTTGACGTAATATGTTTAAATTTTTTCGATCAGTACTTGAACCCGGATTGTACGGGCTGTTGTGTAGCTTTTTTAACAGTGTTAATTCTTCTGGAGTTGGTTCACCCTGGGGGGTGTCAAATTTTTTTTTTATTAAGGAACTTAAAGGGGCATTTGATTGACCGCGGATCCAATTAACCAAAGGAGAAGCACCGGGTTGTTTCAAAAACGAGATCGGTGTTTGTGTCATTGATCCAGGCTTACTAGCAGATGAAAATTTACCAACATATTGATCTGCCCCTTCAATTTTTGCTACAGCATTTATAAGCTGATTAAACTCTTGATCGTTCAACGTATTCATTGGCCGGTTTAAATCAAAACCGGTTAAACCTTGAAGATCTTTAAGATAGTTTGGATTCTCAGAAGGCGGAGCATAACGATTAAAAGCATCTTGAATTGAAAGTTTTTGATATGTATTTGTTTTTAAAAGATTAATTTTAGCGTTCCAGCCGTCTTGTGGAGTTGGAAATACTGCGTATCTTCCATCAGTGCCGACAGCCCCTTGTTTAACAGCAAAATCCCCGTATTCTAAATTTCCTGGATTATTATTTCTTATTGGTCTTGGGCCTCTTAATGTTTCTGAAGAGCCATCATCATATGTTACGGTAGTAGAGCCGCTTCCATTAACCCCGGTCGCGCTAACCACAGTTTTTTTTGGTGCGTTTTCAGCAATAAGAACCTTTTCGCACAAACCAACAAAATTAATCATATTAATATATTTATTAAATCCCTCTCTCTAATATTAAGATCCGGGAATCTTATTTGGCGAAGGCCCAAAAGTTCTTTTATTAAATATTCGAGGTTTTAGAGAAATCCACCGTACCTAAAGAAAAAGCTTTAGATTTTTTATTTTTCTTTTGAAAATTGTGTAGAGCATTATTATTCAAGAACTTTTTAAATTTAGAACCAATCATACGGTTTTTATTAAGAGCTCTAGTTAATGCCATTTCTACATCCGGAGAATCAAAAGAACGAACTTTAACCCAAGGAACTGGCAAAACTTTTAAAATAGCTTGGAAGTGTTTGTCCGTAAAGCCAACATCTTTCGGTAATGGATAGATGACATACGCTTTAGGATATTTTGAATCGCATTGCTGATACCCGTAACATAGTTTCTCTAAACAGTAATGATAAAAGAACTTTTGTATGTCTTTAGATTTAAAATTATAAGGGATTTTATATTTTTTACAAAAAGAATATGATTCTTTTAAAGCATCAACAAAATACGGATAGTAATCAATGCCACAGACTCTGGACTTAGGATATTCTTTAAAATGCATTACTATAATAATGCCTGAACCTGTTCAATACTCAACCCTTCTTTTAAGGCGTTTTCAGTTGTTTCATAAAGATCGGCAATAATGTTGTTTATTTTTTGCTCGTATTCTAAAAGTTTTTTATGATTACTTTTGTTGTAATTAAGTTTTGAAGCTGATTCTAAAATTGCAGTTTGATTTATTAAATCTAACTTAGACCCGAGATATTTTTTAATTTTTAAAATTGTTTTTGTTTCTGGAGAATAAGCTAATTTTTCTTGTTCGGTTATCGGGTCTTTAATTTTATCTCCATTTTGATTTATTATCCCTAATTTATAAGCTTGAAATTCTTTATAGTCTTTGTTTAAAACATTTAATAAAAACTTATTATTAAGAGATTCATTAAACATTTTGTTATAATCTACCCCATGCAAATGTATATCACTAAACGGATTGAGCCTACAGCCTCTACCATAAGATGTTGAACCACAATATGAGCATTTTTTAGCATCGTCAGGATGAAAGTGTACCCCTTTTGGAGCGTATTTACAGCCCTTACCATAAGATGCTGCATTGCAATACATACATCTCGAAATTGGCTTAAAAACAGATGGTTTTTTTTCGTTAATTAATTCCATTATGTATTATTTATAAGGCTTTTAGGCGGAGTTCCTATTCTTACATTTATTATACCATTATAATAGTCATTTCTTCGCAAAACATCTCGTGCTATCTGTTCTTTTATTTCTTCATATCCAAGCTCCCATTTAGAACCACATATTTTTAAAATACGAAATTCAAAATTTTCTATTCCTTGCTTTTCTATATCATCATTTAATTCCTTAGAAGATGATGTATAAGTTTTCCAGTCTGATTCTCTATGATCTATTCTATTACGAGTTTTACCTTTTAAAGGTTTACGTTTAATTTTACGAATGCATTGTTTCTTACCGATATATTTTTTGCCGTTAACTTTGTTGGTTATTTCGTAAATAAAACCAAACATGTTTTCGTGCAAATAAACATTTTCATTAATTAACCAATGGCCAGTATCCATTATTTCTTTTTACGCTTCTTTCTGCCCTTAATTAAGCCTCCACGGGTCATAACACCACGTTTACCGTAAATTGAATACGGTATTCTTGTATCTCCGGTAGCATATGTGTCCCCTGAAAATTGAGAAGTACCGCCAGCAGGGGCTCCTAAAGTTCCACCTACAGTATTTTCTTCATTAACTTTTACACATTTATTAACTCTGGTATCTCCTTTGAGTTTTGTACCAGCTCTACGATAACCCTTCCAGCACTTTGGATCCAATCTGCGTTTTTCTTCTTTTTCTGTAAAAAATTGCCGAAACGTTTGCATATCTATTATTTAAGTTGTTTCTTCTTTAAAAGAGTTTATTATATTAGGTAATAGTTATGGAAGACCAAGAACAGTCACCGATTTCGTTAATCGAAAAATACAACGACGAGATTAAAAAATATGTAACAGTTGATGAATTTAATATGAAGCAGGTTCAAATGGATTTGCCGGCTACACGCCATTACTGGGTAGGTCGTTTAATGTTTCATAAACAAGAAATTTTAAAACTCAAAAGACTCAGAAAAGAAGCTCAGAAAAAAATAGCAGATAAACTTGAACACGAGTCCCCTGTCGGTCTTAATCCTAAAACCCTAGAACAAGCACAACAAAATCACCCTGTTATAGGTAAAATTGACGGTCAGATTGCTGAGCATGAACTTATTGTTGAATATCTCGGCAAAATAGAAGCAAATTTTAGATCTATTTCGTTTGATATTAAAAATCTTATAGAGATTGTTAAGCTCGAAACTACATAATGGTGCATGTAAAAATAGATTACGATTTTCCTCGCAAAAAAGGTATAATAATATCGGATTATTTACCAAATATTAGAGAACACTTTTCTATTGAAGATAGAAATCAAATTTTTAAACGCCGTTACGCCATTGGTTATAGACCTCAAACAAGACAGTACTGTATAACCCCGCAGGGCAGATTTGAGCCGCGTTTATTATTTTCTATTTTAGAGTTTTTACAGAAGCAGGATATAAGATTAAATTTAGAAATTACAGATCAATTTAGAAATGTAATAGCTATACCGCATTTATTTGAAAAGTTAGTTGAGTTAAATTTACAACCTAGAGATTATCAAGAAGAGTCTGTTTTAGCTGCATTAAAATATAAATCAGGAGTAATAGTTTTACCAACTTCAGCCGGTAAAACATTAGTAATTGCACTACTTGTAAAATCGATTCAAGCTCAAGTAGATGCTAAAACTTTAATTTTAGTGCCTGATATTCAACTTGTTGCTCAAACCTATTCTGATTTTATTGAATACGGAATACCCGAATCTGAAATTACTAAATGGACAGGATCTACTCAACCTGATAGTAATGCTAAAATAGTAATTTCAAACGCACAAATTTTACTTTCTGAAAAACAAGATTTATCTCTATTAAAAGATATTAAATTACTTGTTATTGACGAGGTACATAAAATTCGCTATGGAAATAAAATTAACAAGGTTGTTGAACAAATTCCTGCAATATTTCGTTACGGACTTACAGGAACTTTGCCTGACAATAAAATTGACCAATGGAACATTTTCGGAAAAATAGGACGTGTTATATATCATAAACAGTCAGTGGATCTTCGCGAACAAAAATATATTTCTCAAGTACATGTAGCCGCTTTAAAATTAAGCTATAAAAATACACCTCAATTTACAATACCGTCTATGCATAACCCTACAGCCGGTTATGAAGAAGAAATAACCTGGCTACAAACAAACAATTTTAGAAATTCTATTATTACAAAATTAGTTAATAAGGCAGATAAAAATACCCTTATAATGGTCGATAGAATTGCACACGGAGAAGAACTATTAAAAGTTTTACAAGAAAACACAAATAAAGAAGTTCATTTTGTTCACGGAGCTATAGAAATTGAAGAACGAGAAATGATACGTAAACTTATGGAAGAGCAAGATAATGTAGCTTGTATTGCTATATCTAAAATATTTTCTACAGGTATTAATATTAAAAATCTTCATAATATTATTTTTGCCGCTATAGGTAAAGCTCGGATCAAAATTATTCAGTCAATCGGCCGTTCTTTGAGAAAACATGCTAGTAAAAAATATGCTACTATATTTGATATTTGGGACAATCTTCGTTATGGAAACAAACATATGATTGAGCGGCTAACCCTATATGATAAGGAGCAAATTCCTTATTCTGTAACTGAACTAAATGAGCCTTGATTATTTCTTGATTTATAATACACTTATCTATTATGCCTCGACTTAAGAAAATTAAAGACGAAGACTTTAGTTATGACCCGGATTCTGACCCTAGCATATCTTTATGGGAATCTGAACCTAAAATAAAGAAAAAACGTGTCCGCCGAACAAAAGAAGAATTGAAACCAAACTATGTAGACCCAATTCAAATGGAAAATCTCATTATTGAATATTATGATAAAGGGGGTAAAGATATTCCTTCTGATCTTGCAGACATGATTCAAAAAATTGCTACACGCCTTGGATACGCTCAAAATTTTATCAATTATTCCTATAAAGAAGAAATGATTGGAGATGCTATTATTAAAATGATAACCGCGTTAACTCGTAAGCGTTTTAAGTGCAAATCCGGCTATAACCCTTTTTCATATTTTACCAAAGTTGCATATAGAGCTTTTCAAAATCGTATTAAAAAAGAAAAGAAAGAACACGACACAATCCATCGTTATCAAAACGAAGTATATTCTCTTTTAACAGAGTCTGGTCAAATACCGTTTCAGAAAAATTCTAAGTTCGATACGGAGTACGACGATTCTTATCGTCCGGAAAATCAATAATGCAGTTCAGTACGAACAGAGTTGCTTGTATATCTGACATACATTTGGGCGTACATCAAAACGCTCAAGGTTGGCACACTATTGCTTTAGATTTTGCCTTGTGGTTAGATGAAACGCTAAGGAAAGAAGGTATAAAAGATATTATTATAGCAGGTGATATATTTCATAACCGACATGAAATTGGTGTTAACACGATTCACTGTGCTCATGAGTTTTTTAATATTCTTAAAAAGTACAATATTATAACTATTACCGGTAATCACGATTGCTACTACAAAGATAAATCAGATGTTAATTCAATCTCTATTTTAAACGGTCATTCTAATATTACGGTGTTTCAAGAACTAGAAACACTCATTCTTAACGATAAAATTTTTACCTTTTGTCCTTGGGGAGTACCTTTAGAACAAATTCCAACATCAGACGTTTTAGTAGGTCATTTTGAGATTTTAAACTTTAAAATGAATGCACATAAAGTGTGTGACCATGGTATTGAAAGTGAATCCTTACTCGATAAAGCAAAGTTAGTTATAACCGGTCATTTTCACTGTCGAGATCATAGAAAATATGCACGTAATCGTTCTATTATATACCTCGGTTCTCCATATGAATTAGATTTTGGAGATAGAGAACAAACTAAAGGAGTAACAATTTTAAATACTGATGATCTTAGTCTTGAACTTATCGAAAATAATATAACACCTAAGCATAAAAAAATTAAGATATCTGATTTATTAGATGGTAAAATTGCTTTAGAAAATATTTCAGAAGAATTGCAAAACAATTTTGTAAGTTTGTGTGTCGATAGAAATGTTAACGAACAAGTTCTTAATTTAATGTTATCTAAATTTAATCAGTATAAACCAAAACACGTTCGAACTGATTTTAATATATTCGAAGCAGTACAGTTATCAGCTACTGAATTAAACGAGATTTCTATCGATATAGATACCGCTTTGCACGAATTTGTTAATCTATTAGATACACCCGTGCCTAAAAAAGATATTCTTGATAAATGTATTGATCTTTATAGAGTTTCTCAAACAGTAAATGAGCACTAAAATTGGAGTAGGTATTATAACATGCAATAGACCCGATTATTTGAAGGGTTTATTAGATTCTTTAATACCATGTTACGACACTATTAACGAACTTGTCATTATAAATGATGGTAAACCAATAGAATTTTCTTTAACTAAAGGCGAATGGTTAGATAATGAAGTAAACTTAGGTGTAGGTAAATCAAAAAATAGAGCCTTAAAACACCTTCTCAATAAAGGATGTGATTATATCTTTTTAATAGAAGATGATATGCTTATTTTAAATAAAGATATTTTTAACAAGTATATAGAAGCATATAGGTTATCAGGTATACATCATTTCAATTACGGACCGGGTTCACCGTTTAACCGAAAACAAGATATTCAATTTGATCTTCATAATAGACATCTTCTTAAACAAGATACAGAAGTTAACCCTAAACTTATTATTGAGTATTCAAAAGATATTAAAGTAGCTCTTTACGAACATACAGTAGCAATGTTTTCATTCTTCACTAAAGAGGTTTTAGAAAAAGTAGGTTTACTAGATGAACAATTTTATAATGCCTGGGAACATGTAGATCATACGTATAGAATTATAAAAGCAGGGTATCATCCCCCGTTCTGGTGGTTTGCTGACCTTGCAGACAGCCATAAACTGTTAACAGAAGCACCCGGTGCTATTGATAATTCTTCTATCGCAAATAAATCTGAACAGTGGGCCAAAAATGTTTATGGGGGTAGAGAAATTTATCTCAAAAAACATGGCCATTACCCGAACCAACCACCTTTTGTTTCAAAAGATGAAGTTATACAAATTATTAAAAAATTAAAACCATGATATTATCCCAAAACGAATTAGACAGTCAAAACATAGATGAATTTACAGAGCTTTTACAAGAGTATGTAAAATTAAAACCAACTAGTTTTATAGAAATTGGTTCTATGTATGGTTGGTCCTTACAGCATTTTATACATTATAGTGAAGAAGGATCTACAGGCATTGCAATAGACTTACCTGTTCGTCATTTTGTAGGTCCTCATGATTGGAGAGTTGAAAAACAAGAATCAAACTATAAAAATGTTTGGCCCAAATGGGCTAAAGAAAAAAAATGTAAACTGTATTTACTACCTTGTAGTTCATATGATCCGGAAACTCCTACAAAAGTAAATGATATTTTAAATGGCAAGAAGGTCGATTTTCTTTTTATCGACGGTGACCACCGTTATGAAGCAATTAAAGAAGATTATAAATTGTATTCATCTTTTGTTAAGGAGGGCGGTATAATAGCTTTTCATGATATCGGTGAAAATGAAGAAGGCGGCGGCCGTATATTCTGGAATGAAATTAAAAACAATTTTAAATACAAAGAAATATTAAAAGATCCAAATAAAGGTAAAGGTATAGGTATTTTATATGTCTAAAATTGCAGTAGGTACTAATTTATTTGGTTACGGCAGCCGTCAAGAGCTCGGTATTCAAAGTTTATTAAAATGTAAAGAAAAAATACCAGATAAGATAGATTTGTTCAATTTGCAATTTGAAAATGAAAAAGACCTTCGGGAACAAGAGGGATTTACAACTTTAAAATGTCTTAAAAAAACAAGTAAAGATGTATGTAATGGTAATAGAGGTTTACCAATAGTTCGAGAAATGTTTAATTGTTTAGCTGAATTAAATTATGACTATTTTTGTTTTGTAAATTCGGATATTATAGTATCTTTAAACTTTTTTAAAGAATTAGAAAGTAATAAAGGTTATGATGCGTATATTGGTTCCCGTCTAGCTATAGAAGGTGAAAATATTAAAGATCTTAATTTTGAATTAAAACTTAATGACCCAACATCTACCGTTAAAAACAGTCATTATCAGGTATCAGGATTTGATACTTTTACTATTAATAGTAGGTGGTGGAAAGAAAATCAAAAATTATTTCCGGAATATGTATACGCTGTAGTGTACTGGGATACCCATTACGCTACTTTACTTTTAAAAAATGGTAATACGTATATGCAAAATAAAAAACCAACATTATTTCATATAATTCATGAAGACGCGTCCTCAGCTCAGTGTGTAGAATTTACCTATAATCAGAGTACATTTTATAACAACCATAGGGAAGATTTTAACCGATGGCATTATTATTTTTTTAATGTATTAGTAAAGCGAGGTGTTGAGCAAAACTACTTGCATCCTTTTGAGAATGAGCTAGAATTAGAAAAAAAATATTTTAAAGAGCTATGATAATACAAATTACCATGACAAGAAATGAATGCTTTTTACTTAAAGAGCTCTTACCTCTTTGGCAAAAATACGCTGACGGGTTTATATTTTATAATCATTTCTCTACTGACGACACTGTTGAGTTTTTAAATGCTAATAAAGAAAAGTACAATATTTTAGAAATAATAGATCCGCCTTCTGATCTTGAAAGTCCATATGCTATTATGGAGACAAATAAAAGACAGAAATTATTTGATGAAGCACTAAAGTATACAGATAAAATAATTTGTTTAGACTCTGATGAATATCTTGATGGCAAAATGTCAAAACAAGATTTAATATCTACACTCAACGAACAACCCAATACTGTTTTTTATTCTCAATGGGTACAGTATGCTGGTAAAAATACATTAAGGACCGACGGTGATTGGTCTAAATCTTTTAATGATAGAGTTGGAAATTATCAAAAACGTTTTGAATTTCCGGTTAGATCTCGTCATTCTTTACATTTACCACCCGCATTAAATTATTCTCGTTTCAATCCTGAAGATCTTTTTATAGCACATTTGCAATGGATAGATAAAAGATGGGTTGGTATTAAGCAATATTTTTACAAAGTAACAGACTATGTGATGCATAAAGAATACGGGTTCACAGATATAGTTGGGAAAGAAGCTTATGATAATTCGGTTAAAGATTTTGCGTGGTTGTATTCACCTGCCCCTGTAGAATTAAAAGTTTCCGAAGATATATATAAAACTCAAGATATTAAAAATAATTTTAAACTAAAAGAAATTATTAAACTAACCCAACAGCACGATATTCCAAATCTCGGAGACTGGGGTATGGGTATTTATGACTATGTCAAACAATGTAGCAAACAAGACGTATAATATGAATGAAATTACTAAAACAGAAATTTTAAATCTTATTCAAGCATTTTTTGAACAAAAAAAGCTGGCTAAAACCTGGGTGCCTGGAAAAGATTGGGTGCAATACGCCGGACCTTATTTTGATGAAAAAGAGTATATTAACGCAGTAGATACCCTTTTAGACGAATGGCTTGTGTTAGGTCAAAAAGGATTAAATTTTGAATATACCTTTCCAAAACAAATCGGTAAAGAGTATGGAATATTAACAAACAGTGGTAGTAGTTCTAACCTTATAATGATGTCAGCCTTAACATCAAAGCGGTTGTATAATTTTCCAAAAAACACTAAAGTCATAACACCTATAGCAGGATTTCCAACTACAATAAACCCGATTTTTCAATGCAACTTTCAGCCTGTATTTGTAGATATAGATTTAGATACTCTGAATTTAAATCTCGAACAAGTTGAACAAGAAGCTAAAAAAGGCGCTAAAGTTATTACTTTTGCTCATGTTTTAGGTAACCCCCCGAATATGAACCATCTAATGCAAATTATAAAAGAATATAATTTGATTCTTTTAGAAGATTGTTGTGATGCATTAGGATCTTCTTATGACAATAAACCGCTCGGTAGCTTTGGAGAATTTGCTAGCTGCTCGTTTTACCCTGCTCATCACATTACTATGGGAGAAGGCGGGTTTGTTGCATGTAATACAAAACAACAAGAAATTGTAGCTCGTAGTTTTAGAGAATGGGGTCGTGGATGTTATTGTACAGGATTAAAAGCCAATTTACTTAAAAATGGTAGTTGCGGAAAACGGTTTTCGAATTGGCTACCTTCTCTTCCAGAAGAAATATTTGATCACAAATATGTTTATGATGAAATTGGTTATAATTTAAAACCAATAGAATTGCAGGCTGCAATAGGTTTAGAACAAATTAAAAAATTACCAGAAATTAGTAATAAAAGAAAACATAACCATAAACGTCTAACTGATATTTTTAAACCCTATGAAGATTTTTTTATACTACCTAAAGCCACTGAAATGAGTGATCCGAGTTGGTTTGCCTTTGCTTTAACAATAAAAGATAACGCTCCTTTTAAACGCTTTGATATTGTTAACTTTTTAGAAAGTAATAAAATTCAAACACGTCCTTATTTTGCTGGTAATATAATGCTGCAACCCGCTTATACAGGTATAATGAATGCTGACGATGTAATCAGTCGTTACCCAAACGCTAGAAAAGTAACGACAGATACCTTCTTTTTAGGTACAAGCCCGGTCATTACAGATGAACAACTTGACTATATACAGACCACGGTAGCTACTTTCTTTAAAAAATGATAACTGAACATTATCTATCCTGGTCTGCTATAGATAGCGGTCAATTAGGATCTCAAATGAATAATTTTGCTATGCTTTATATTTTATCTAAAATATCAGGGCATTCAGTTAGTGTACTTACAACAGAAATTCCAACCGATCCTACAACCAAAAGATACGGCCATCATCTTTTTTTAAACGGTTTTGATGCCCCGGTTTTTGTAATTGATACAAAAGAGGTACATAATGATCAAACTAAAATTGTGCCGCTATATTCTATACCAGTCGATCAACCTATTCCTATTGATACTATAAATAAACAATTAATTAGTAATAAAAACTTTTTATTTGTTGGTTTGTTTCATGCAACCTTTTTGTACTTTCTTGATCAATTAAACGATCTCAAAAATAATTTTTTTAAATTTAAACAGATTTATATAGAAACGGGCAATAAGTGGTTAAAAGAAAATAAATCCTCAAATAAGAAACATATATCTGTACATTTTAGACGAACAGATTATTTAGCTTGTGCTGCAGCTTGTTGTTCAGACAATTATTATAAAAAGGCTTTACTACATTTTAAACCCGATGAATACAAACTATTAGTTTTTTCAGATGATATTAACTATTGTAAAGAAAATAGAGAGTATTTGTTTGGTAATTTTGAGGTATGTTTTTCCGAGAATCAAAAACAATACACAGATATGTATATAATGACGCAATGTGATGTTAATATAATAGCTAATAGTAGTTTTAGTCTTTGGGGCGCCATATTAAACAACCCTAACAACCTTATGGTTTACCCTCAGCCGATGCTTCCTTCTTATATGGATATTCCTAATATACTAAAACCACACAAATCTCATATATTTGTTGAAGATCCATATAGTAATATTAATTAAAATGTATAGAAACAATCTGTTGAAATGAACACTTTAATACTAACTGGTGCTGAAAAAACCATGCACAAAGTTTTAGATTTAACCGCTCCCTCTAAACAAAAATATGCTGCAATTCATGACTACGATTTTATGTCAATGAGATCGTTTGCGGCTGATAAACAATGCGGGTTTGAATCTCATCATGTTGGTTTTTTAAAAGCAACAATGGCTTTTAAATTATTGCGTTTTTATGACGTTGTAATGTGGCTTGATGCTGATTCTATAATAACTAATTACGACTATAAAATAGAAGATTTTATAACAGGAACTGGTTGCTACATTGCCTCTTACGATTGGATGCATTACACAAGTTTTAGCACAGGTAATTTTATTGTAAAAAGAACAAAAGACGTAGAATGCCTTTTTAATACTTTTTTAAATGTTAGTAAATCTAGATTAAACGATATTATGGCTGATCAAGGTGCTCTTAATTTAATTTATAATTTTTCTACAGAATATAAAAATATGTTTAACGTAATACCGCATAAATTTTTAAATAGTGTTCCCTCTTTTCTTGTAGAAACAAAAACTTGGAAAGATGATAATAATCGTTCTGGTATTGTAGAGCCTTGGAACCCAGAATGCTTTTTAGCTCATTTTACAGGTACATCAACCACTGAACGAATTGAGTTAATAGGAGGTAATAAGTTAGGTTTATGATAAGAGTAGTATATATAACTGGATGTTTAGGTTTTATAGGTTCTTACATAACTCGTATTTGTTTAAACAAAGGATGGTATGTTAAAGGCGTTGACAAAATGACCTATGCTGCAAATAAAAATCTCTTAAAAGAGTTTCAACAATATTCGAATTTTTCTTTTGTACATTGCGATATAAATGAATTAAAATTTTTATATGATTGCGATTTTATTATAAATACAGCAGCAGAAACACATGTAGGAAACTCTATTGTTAGTAGTTCTGAATTTGTAAAATCCAACATAGATGGAGTACATAATATATTAGAACTAATTAAAAATTATAGAGGAGAAAATAACGGTAAACCGGTTCTATTACATGTGAGTACCGATGAAGTGTATGGAGATATTACACACGGTGTACATACTGAAAAAGATTTGTTAAAACCAAGTAATCCCTATTCTGCTACTAAAGCAGCCGCTGATATGTTAATTATGGCGTGGAGTCGTACACACAATATACCTTTTATGATATTGCGACCTACAAATAATTACGGTATCGGTCAATACACAGAAAAGTTAATTCCTAAATCTGTAAAATATTTAACATTAGGTCGCCGGATACCTCTTCACAATAATGGAGAGTCTTATCGTAACTGGCTTCATGCTCAAGATACAGCAGAAGCAGTCATTACGTTAATTGAAAAAGGCACTATTGGAGAAATTTATAATGTTTCAGGAGGATTTGAGCAAAAAAATATTACAACTGTTTCAAAAATATTAAACATTATTTTTAATACAGCAGTACCAGAACAAGATTTTGCAAAGTTTATTGACTTTTCAACTAATCGTCCTGGAGAAGATATAAGATATGCATTAGATGATTCTAAAATAAGAAATTTAGGTTGGACACCTAAAGTTGATTTTGATCAAGAATTAACTAACATAGTAAGTTACTACAAAACACGATTTATATGGTAAATAAAAAAGTTTTAGAGCACATAATTGATTTTTTAATTGAAAATAGTATTGATACTTTTTTTCTTGTTACAGGTGGTGCTATAGCACCAGTAGTAGATTATATAGGCCAGAACTCAAAAGCTAAATATTACTGTTTCCAGCATGAACAGTCAGCTGCAATGGCTGCTGAGGCATTTTATAGAACCACTGGCAATGTTGGTGCTGTTTTGAGCACTAGCGGTCCCGGCGCACAAAATTTATTAAACGGTATTTGTGGGTGTTGGTACGAATCTATACCGTGCATTTTTATAACAGGGCAAGTTAGTACTTATGAATCTGTAGTTTCGGTCAGCACTACCCCTAGACAGGTCGGTTTTCAAGAAACACCAATTGTTGATTCTTTTAAACACTTTACTAAATTTTGCAAAAAAATTACTTCATCTAGTAGCGTAGAAACTGATCTTATTGAGGCAATTCAACAGGCTATCACAGGCAGAAAAGGACCGGTTCTTTTAGATTTGCCTGTAGATATACAAACTAGTGTAACCGAAATACATAATAAAACATTAACACTAAATTACGAAAGAAAAAAACTAGATAATGAAATAGATCAACTCAATGATAAATTAGCTTTAAGTAAACGTCCTTTAATTTTAATAGGTCATGGTGTTAGATTGAGTGGAGCAGAAAATAATATTAAATCTTTAATTGATAGTTTAGGAATACCTTTTGTGGTAAGTTGGGGCGGATTTGATATTATTTCTCATGACCATCCTTTATTTGTGGGAGATATTGGTGTATACGGAAGTAGAGGTGGTAATTTTGCAGTACAGAATTGCGACTTTTTAATCTCAATAGGTTCAAGGCTTGATACTAGACAAACAGGAGGCAATTTAAAAACATTTTCAAGAGAGTCTTACAAAGTCATGATTGATATTGACAAAGAAGAAGTCTATAAAGATAGAGGTATTAAAATAGATTTACCGATAGTTAGCGATGCAAATTGGTTTATTGAGAACTGGCTGCTTAAAAAGCCACAAATTGTGTTACATAAAACGTGGCTAGAGTATATAGACAAGTATAAAAAATTAATTTATGACACACGACCAACTAAAAAGAATGTATTAACATCGTACGAATTTTTAGAAAAATTAAATGAATATCTTCCTGATAACGCTATAGTTATACCTGATGAAGGCGGTAATTTAGTTTGGACGATGCAATCTATTAAACCAAAAAACAAACAACGCATGTTTTCTAATTTTGGAAACTCATCAATGGGATACGGCCTTCCTGCTGCAATAGGAGCAGCTATTGGCAATGATAAACCTATAATTTGTATTGACGGAGACGGCGGTTTTCAAATGAATATACAAGAGCTTCAAACTGTTAAACATTACAATTTACCTATTAAAATCTTTATAATGAATAATAATTGCTACGGTATTATTAAACAGTTTCAAGATGCATATTTTAATTCAAGATATACCGCTACAGATAATCAAGACTATACAGCTCCAAATTTTGTCGATGTAGCTAAAGCATACGGTATTGATGCTATTGAAGCAAATAAAGAAAATTTTGAACAAGTTATAAAATTTGCAATAGAAAAAAAGGATAGTATACTCGTTAATGTTATTATAGATAAAGAACAAAAACTTTTACCTAAACTTGAATTTGGAAATCCGTTAGAAGATATGTATCCGTACTTAACTGACGAACAAATAAAAGAAAATATGATTATAGATTCTTTACCAAGAAGAGATAATACTCAAGGATGGATAAATTTAAACAAATAACTAAATAAATCTTATGCCTGCAGATAATAAAACTAAAAAAACAATATTAACTCTTAATCAAAATAAACTTAAAGGTATCAAGACAGTTTTGGTAACAGCATACGATTACCCGCAAGCTAGAATGGCTGATGCAGCTGGGGTTGACTGTATACTTGTCGGTGATTCTTTAGGTATGACAACACTTGGTCATAAAACCACAATACCTGTTACAATGAACGATATGCTTCGTTCGTGTGAAGCAGTAAGTAAAGGCAATGAAAATGCATTTTTAATTGGTGATATGCCGTACATGTCTTATCAACCGTCTAATCAAGTAGCAGTAGAGAACGCAGGTAGCTTTATTGTGGCTGGTTGTGACATGGTTAAAGTGGAAGGTGCAATGGTTGAGCGCGTTAAGGCAATAGTAGATTCAGGTATAATGGTGATGAGCCATCTAGGTCTTACGCCACATACGAGGGCAAAGCTTGGCGGTTATAAAGTGCAGGGTAAAACTGCAGCTCAAGCCGAAATTGTTTTAAAACAAGCTCTTAAATTACAAGAAGCGGGTTGTTCAGCTTTATTATTAGAGGCCATGCCAAAAGAACCTGCAGGCATGATTGCACGGGAGTTAAATATACCCGTCTATGGCATTGGTGCTGGTGACGAAGTAGACGGCCAGCTCGTAATTTTTCATGATTTAATGGGGCTATTTTGGGAGTTTAAATCTAAATTTGTTAAAAGATACTGTGAAGCCGGCAAAATTATGACACAAGCTCTTACAGACTACACTAATGAAGTGCGTAACGGGCAATTCCCAACCCAAGAAAATTTTTACGAAATTAAAGAAGAAGAACTTGAAAAATTGTTAGGTAACGAAAAATGGAAGTACGAATTAGATAAAGATTACTATAATAATAATAACCACAGCGTTACCCCTATTACTACTAATCCTACTGCAGTTAAGAGATAGATGAAGGTACTAATAACGGGTGCTAACGGTTTTATAGGTTATAATTTAACTAAAGCCTGTCTAAATCAGCAGCACGATTTGCTTCTTTTTTCGAGAAGTGTTACCAATATAGCCTCTTTAAATTACAGATGCTGGGATTTTAAAAACGTCGAAGTATTAACTAATGATATTTTAAATTTCAAACCCGATGCTGTAGTTCATTGCGCCTGGGACGGTGGCAATAGTTATTCTGATATACATAACAAAAAACAATTTAGTAATGTTTTATACAGTTTAAAATTTTTAGAAATAGTAGCGAAATTAAAAAATGTTCATTTCATAGGTTTAGGAAGCGCTGCAGAATACGGAAATAGTAGCGAAATTATTAACGAAGAGATTACTGAACTACCAATAAACTACTACGGTATGTCAAAACTTTCTTTTAAAGAAGTTTCTTACGAATATTGCAAAAAAAATAATTTGTTATGGACGTGGGTAAGACCGATGTACACATACGGCCCACACGATGTTATAAGCAGACTGATACCTAAAACAATTATAAATTGTTTACAAAATAAAGATGTTGAATTAAGTTCTTGTAGTTCTATTATAGATTATCTTTATATAGATGATTTTGTTGACGGAATAATTAAAATTTTAGAACAACAGCTTGAAGGTGTTTATAATGTATGCTCGGGTAAACAATTTGAAATTAAAACAATAGTAAATACTATTCATGAACTATGTGGCAGTAAAAATAAAATATTCTTTAATAAAGAATTAGATAGAAAAAATTTCCCTCAAAAAATTTGTGGATCAAATAATAAATTGATTAATGCGAGTAATAAATCATGGCAACCAAAAATTAATTTGATAGACGGTCTAACAAAAACAATTAATTTTTATGAAACATTTAACAACAATTAGAGAAAACGGATGGCATTGGCCTAACAATTGCGATTATACATGGACAGTTGTCACAGGTGCATTAGATTTAATTGATAATGTAATGCCGTATGTTAAACAAGCGAACGTCGCTATACAAGCCGGTGGCAACGGCGGCTTAATGGTTCAGCCGTTAGCCGAACGTTTTAAAAGTGTGTATACATTTGAACCCGAGCCCTTAAACTTTTATTGTCTCGCTTTAAACGTTACAGGTACTAACGTACACAAGTTTCAAGCATGCTTAGGAGAAACACCCACAACTGTTAATTTAACATCTCCGAGTATATATGACAGCGGCGCTTTTTTTGTAGACGGGAAGGGCACAGTACCGGTTTTAAGAATAGATGATCTCGGTCTTTCAGAGTGTGATTTAATTCAGCTTGATATAGAAGGACATGAATATTTTGCTCTTTTAGGTGGTTTAGAGACAATTAAAAAAAATAAACCTGTAATTGTAATGGAATGCTTTGAGCCTTGGATGACACGGTATAATATATCTCAATCTATGATAGATAATTTGCTAATCGGGGAGTTAAATTATACATATATTAAAACACATAATGGGGATAAAATATATGTGTTTAATTCATAAAAATGAACCATTTATTATTACAACAACGTAACTCAGGTTTTTTTTCGGACTTTAATTTAATAACTTCCGGACTTTTATATTTTTATAAACAAAACATTACACCATTTAATGTATCATGGAACAATTGGCGCTACCAAAACGATAAAACTAATTTATTTACAAAGTATTTTATTGAATTGCCTGATTTACAAAATTACGATGTAATACACGATGTCGGAAAGTACTCTAGTATTTGGAAACCTGTTATGGACGTAGAGGTTTTTGTAGAACTAAACAAAGTTCTTAAATTTTATAATTATTTTAATAATTCTATTTATAAGCGAGCTAAAGAAACAGCAGAAAATATTATCAAAGAAAAATTTTTAGGTGTACATATTCGCGGAACTGATTGTATACAACACAGACAATACATACCGCTAGAAACTTATTACCCTTTTATTGAGAATAAAATTAAACAAAATAACTATAAAGGTCTATTTGTTGCTACCGATGAGGAAAGTATTTTACAGCAGTTAGTAAAACGTTACGGGACTGATGTAACATATAATAAAGATATAATTCGAAGCCCTAATGAACAGCCGGTTCATGGAGAAATATACAGAAATGATAAAGAAAAAGAAAAAATTGCTAAAGATGTTATTTTAGACGGGGTGTGCCTTTCAGTATGTGATGAAATAATACACACGGCTAGCAATGTTATTGGGTATGCTTTGTCTTTAAACCCTTATCTTAAAAGAGAACAAATTGATAAAGATATTCCACACCATTAAAGTAGATATCTTTATATTTTACATTATACTATAAAAAGTGCGGTTAGTAAATTTTAAATCTCTTACGATCAAAAACTTTCTCTCGGTCGGGGAGAATCCAGTTACTATTAATTTTCAATCTGGGGTTAATGTAATTACCGGGGTTAATTATGACAAAGAAGACTCTAAAAATGGAGTAGGTAAATCAACAATTGCAGATGCTCTTTATTTTACTCTTTTCGGAACAACAATCAGAGAGCTTTCAAAAGATTTAATAGTTAATTCCTTTACTAAGAAAAAATGTGAGGTGATTCTAGATTTTGATATTGAAAATGGTAACGGTTTATCCCAATACCGTATTACAAGAACCATTAATCCAACAAAATGTCATATGACAAAAAACGGCGAAGATGTAACCCGTTCTACAATGGCTAAGACAAATGAGTATATTCAAAAACTTGTTATGTCGAACGGTAAAATATTTCAAAACTCTGTTATAATGACAATTAATAACACTGTGCCTTTTATGGCACAGTCTAAGATAGATAAGCGAAAATTTATTGAGAGTATACTTAGCCTTGAAATCTTTTCTGAAATGCTTTCAAAAGCTAGAGAAGAACATAATATACTTAAAAAAGATTACGAAGTACTTTTTGCAAAAGTCGAAGGTATCGAAAAAGGATACAAATTTAATAAAGAACAGCTTGATGCTTTTGAAGAGACTAAGAGGCAAAAAATTGAAACTCTTAATAAACGTATTGATGAAAGTAAAGCTAAGATTGAAGAACTTAAAAAAGATATTAAAGAACTCCCTAAAGATGTTTTAGAGAAGCTTGATGTCAAAATACAACAGTGTAATGAAGAGTTACAAGAACTACAAAAACAGTACAAAAACAACTATCAAATTTTAGCAGATGTTAAAAGCAAAATTAGTCATGTTGATGATCAATTAAAAGAGATTGAAAAAGTCGGAGCTATTTGCACAACTTGCAAAAGAGCATATTCTGAGGACGATCTTAAACATAAAGAAGCTAATAAGAAAGAACTTAATAGCAAGTTAAAAGATCTCAACAAAGAACTTACTACAGCTCAAAAAGCTCTTGATAAAGTTAATACCGATCAAATTAAAAAAGAAAAAGAAATCAAAGATTTACAAGATAAAAAAAATGTCGTCAAAGATGTTTTAAATAATAACAAAAACACTGAAACTAAAATTGACCTGATTAATGAATCAATTCAAGAACTTTTAAAAGAGATTGAAGATGTTAAAAAGCAAACTAACGAAGCATTAGAGAACGTAGTTAAAGAACTAGAAGAAAAACTTAAAACCGGAAAAGCGGATCTCGAAAAACTCGATCACGATTGTAACGTTCTTGAATGTGTTAAGTTTGTGGTATCTGAAGAAGGAGTCAAATCGTATATTGTTAAAAAGATTTTAGCGGTTCTTAATGGCAGAATGGCTTACTACTTAGATAAACTTCATGCAAATTGTTTGTGTCAGTTTGACGAATTCTTTGACGAACAAATTACAGACGAAAAAGGAGAGTATAAGTCGTACTTTAATTTTTCAGGTGGTGAACGTAAAAGAATAGATTTAGCTTGTCTTTTTTCCTTTCTAGATATTCGCAGAATGCAAGGGGATGTTCATTTTTCGACAATTTTTTATGACGAACTTTTAGATTCATCTTTAGATGATAAAGGAGTGGAATTAGTATTAGACATACTTAGAGAAAGATCTTTAAAACATAAAGAAAGCTGCTACATTATCACTCACCGCGGTACCACTATTACAGAAAAAATTGATAATACGGTTTTTCTGGAAAAGCGCAATAATTTTACATATTTATTATCATAGCTTTTATGTCACAGTTTATTACACAACAATCAGGTATACCGCATTTAATAGGTGCACCGATAGGTTTACCACCTTATATACCAACCTCAACACAGGTTTTACCAGTAAGACCTGCAAGTCCTTTACCACCGCCAGAAATACCAGGACAAGGCTTACCAAGAGCGATAAATTATTTAGCAGACTATGGTGGTTGCTCGTGGTATCGCTGCATGGCACCGAACTTAATGCTAAATCTTTATCAAAAAGCAGTAATGCTCGAACTTACAACAATGGTATTAGACCCTAGATTTTATGCCGGTGTTAAAGCAGTAAAAATACAACGCCAAGCTACCCCAATACAAAGAGACTTTGTTAAATTTTTAAAAGAACTATCAAAACAAATTGGTTTTAAAATTATTTACGAAATTGATGATATTGTTTTTAGAGAAGATATTCCCGACTTTAATCGTAATAAAGACGCTTTTACAAACGACGAAATACGCAACTCAATTTTAGAAATTCTGGAGATGTGTGATGAAGTTACAGTTACCTGCGACTTCATGAGAGACTATTTTAACGAAAAAATGGGAACTAAAAAAACAACCGTTATCCCCAACTATCTTTTAAAATGGTGGTTTGATCGATATTATAATCTCGGAGATTTAGTTAAAAACTTTGAAAAAAATAAAAAGAAGCCAGTAGTGTCTATCTTTGCATCTGGTACACATGTCGATGTCACTAATCGAGCTAACCAAAACGACGATTTTACTAAAGTGCTTCCTGGTATTATTAAGTCCCGTAAAGATTTTAAATATCAATTTTACGGTTGCTATCCTTTGCCTTTAAAACCATTTATTGATAGAGGAGAAATTATTTTTAAAGATTGGACGCCGTTACCCGATTTCCCTCGTTCTATAGCTGAATCAGGTACACAATTAACTTTTGCGGCTCTACAAGACAATAATTTCAATAGAGCTAAATCGAATATTAAACTTCTAGAGGCTGGAGCTTTAGGTATCCCTTGTATATGTCCCGATATGGTTACGTATAAAGATGCATTATTGAAATACTCAACACCAGATGAATTTATTGATTGTGTTAAAACAGCAACAAAAAATCAGACTGTCTACGCAGATTATTGTAAAAAGTCTCGCGCTTATGCTGATAACTTTTGGTTAGAAGACGAAAAAAATCTCATGAAACATCATGAAGCTTATTTTACCCCTTTTGGTTCACCAGATCGAAAGTATTTGCTTGAGACAAACCCGAAATCATAATACAATAGGTATTAGTGTATAGGAACGCAACATATAACCCGCGAGAGGGAACTGTATATCTTAGAACATGGTCTGAAGAGGGTGGCAGAATAGATACTGAAGTTCCGTTCACGCCATTTCTTTTTACAGAGCATAAGGACGCTAAAGACGCTACATCTATTTTTAAGACACCTCTTAAGAGGCATTATTTTAAAAACTCTTACGAACGTAATAAATTCGTAGAAGAAACTAAAAACCCCAGATTATTTGGTAATCTTCCAGTTGATCAACAATTTCTTGTTGAGCGTTTTAAAGCAGATATTCATAAACCAGAATTTAGTCAGCACCCTCTTAAAGTTTATTTTATTGATATTGAAACGTATTCCCCAGGTGCATTTCCTATACCAAAGTTTGCTAAAGATCCGGTTAACCTCATTACTATCTACGATACGTTAACAGATAAAATACATACCTGGGGTCTTAGAAACGAATACAAACCGAAACTTGATAACGTTACCTATTACTGCTGTAAATCAGAAGGCGAAATGTTTGAAAGGTTTCTTAAATTCTGGAAACAAGATCCTCCAGATATCTTAACTGGCTGGAACACTGAACAGTTTGACGTTCCGTATATCATTAATCGGGCTAAGAACTTACTAGGGGAAGATTTTGTTAAACAACTCTCACCTGTGGGTCAAGTTCACTATAGAGAAAACTTTGCAAAGTTCGGTAAAGAGATGGGCAGATGGTATATTTCCGGTATTAGCTGTTTAGACTATATGGAAATTTACAAAACGTACTCTAAGGGAGATAGAGAATCATTCTCTCTTAACTACATTTGTGAATACGAACTCGGTGAAGGTAAACTTGCTTATAATGCTACTTCTTTATCGGGCTTAGCTGACCAAAATTGGGAACAGTTTGTAGACTATAACATTCAGGATGTTGACCTCTTGCGTAAGCTTGAAGAAAAACTTAACTATCTGAAGATTATTCGTTTATTGTCCTATAAAGGTTGTACTAACTTTGAAAGAGCCTTAGGTAAGGTTTCAATCGTAACCGGTGCAATGACCCTGCAGGCTGAAAAACAAGGGTATATTATTCCAACTTTTAAAAACGAAACAATTAGAGAATCTTTAGAGGGTGGTTATGTACGAGAACCTGAAAGAGGTCTTAAAGAGGCCATCGTTAGTTTTGACGTTAATTCTCTGTATCCTAATACTATTATTACTCTTAATATTGGGTCTGAAACTAAGCTAGGTAAAATAGTAACAGGAGACCCAGAAGTAGATAAAGAAGTAGAAATTAAACTCGAATCTGGTGGCATGTTTAAAGTAACTACTGCTAAACTTAAAAAGTTCTTAAAGGATGAAAATGTCTCTCTCTCCAAAGCAGGTGTTCTCTACTCACAAAAGTTTAAAGGCGTCTGTCCTAATTTGATTAACAGTATCTACGATGAGCGAGTTTACGCTCGTAATGAAATGCTTAAACTCAAAAAGACGAAGCAGAAAGATAAAGAAACCATCGGTAAAATTCAGTATTTTGATACGCTTCAATATACGTTAAAGATCCTTCTTAACTCTATTTACGGCACGTTTGCTAATAAGCATTCTGCTTTTATGGATATTGATAATGCCTCGTCCATTACTCTCACAGGGCAAGCCGTTGCTAAAGCTGGTGGTGCTATTGTCGATGCTTGGGCTAAAGAAAAATTTGGTATTACAGAGTCTCTTATCATCGCCGGTGATACAGATTCTCTCTATACAACTATTCAACCTATTCTTAATAAGCTTGGTATACCGCTTGTAAGAGACGGTAATATTACGCCCGAAGCTCATAAGATCGTTAACGCGATGGAAAAACATCTCAATACTGAGATTATTAACTGGGCTAAATCAGATCTTAATTCTGCTGATCCTCGATTTGTTTTTAAACG